CCCTTAGAGTGGAGCGGCCGCTGTGTAGAGTTAGGAGAATCGAAAGTCGCTGATGCCATCGCTGGGTCAGTGCTTTCTGGTCCCCCTTCGGGACAAACAACTACTAGCGAACCTGTAGAGGTGCCCCTCAGGCCCCCACAGGAACATGTTACTGAGGATGGGGAACAGCGTCATCTTGTTGGAGGAACATACTACAACAGCCTTACTAAGGACCAGAAGAAAGCTTTCCGTGCCAAGCAGAAGGAGCAAAACAGACGCAAGGCCAGGAAGAAACTCAAGGAAAATGAAGCTGTACCCATAGCAGAGGCGCCCGTGATGCAGGCGCACGAAGATCCGCCAGAGGAGAAACGCTCACCAGCCGGAGGAAGAGTTCTCTATCTTACTTCCCTTGCGGGGGAAAGATTCATGAAACAATATCCTTCATTCGAGTGTTCTTGGTCCGAGGGCGAGAACGTTGACCCACTCCTGTGGGTCACTCTGCACATCATGGCCAGTCGCCACATCCAATTCCGCGTGCGCGACAAGTTTGGCTTTGCCGATCATGTCGGCGCACCCTCAGTACGGGTCGTTGATTTTCAATCTACATGGCTCGTCGAGCGTGGAGAAGGAACCAGGCTCAAGTGTGGTGAACACGTTTTTGACGTGCCAAAGCACCGCATTGAGACCTACATCTTTCCTTTCGGCAATCCCGAAAAGCCTCTTGTTATGGTAGAGGTTGCACCAGATGCGGACGAGATGGAAGCCAAGGAGGACATGGAAACAGATCGAAAGCGTGAATTAGTCCACAAGCTATTGCGCATTGCCACCTCTGGCATGGTCCGTGATGTAACTTTTGAGCGCTCCGTTGCTAACAAGTTCAGGTTTACATGTAGGTCTATCGGTTTGGAGTACACTGACCACATGGATGTCTTGGAGAACTTTTTGGAGTTTGCTTTCGAGGACACTGCAGTGAATGGAAAGGTTGATCATTTAGGCAGTGCCGCGGCTGATCATTTGGGCCGCAAGATATACCAGTACATCGACCTCCTATTACCGTTGTCTTTAAGACAAAGGATAGTCGATTCCGTGAGAGGGGGAGCTTCTGGCTTGGGAGGCTTCTTGGAACAATCTTTCAAGGATGTTACTGGCAAGGACATTGACCAATTCTTCTCCCTACTCGACGGGAGGATCGTCTACGACCAGTGCTGTGATGGCATGAAGGTGAAGAAACCACTGGTACCTGACGAGGTCATGGCGCTCGAGATTGATGCGACGGCGAACATACCGAACTGTTGTGAGAAACCCTGGGCTTACCAGTGCCTGCCTTTGGCTATTGGCACGGACCCCGTGGTGCCTCGCAGCTGCCCCCACAACCTCATGGCTGCTCTTCGAGCGCGCGGCTATTACCCCACCAAGTATGACCCGGAACAGGTCAGGCTCAAATGCGCCAACCTGTTCGAGTGGATGATGAAGAACGTTCCATTGATAAACTGTGACGACTTCCGCCTCATGTCCATGGAGGAATATGTAGATTCTATGAATTGGCCCAAGGCACGCAAGCAACAAGCGAGGGAACTCATCCCTCTCATTGAAGCATCTGTGCATGAGCTCAACACTGAGTCCACTATTTTTACCAAGAGGGAAGTCTTGCCACAAAAGATTGAGTTCACTCCACGACTGATACATTCCAAGGAGCTCGTATTCCACCTGCTTACTGGCCCCATGACGAAGAGCATCTACAATTTTTTGAAGAAAGCTCTCGGCGATCCAGACAGTCCTTGGGTGATCGGGTCAATGATGAAAGGCGAAGCACTTGGCAAGTGGTACGCCAACTTCATGCCCGGCAATAAAGCCGAACCGACCGATGCGAAAGGCTATGACAGCACGCACAAAATCGAGCACTTCCATTTGTTCGAGACTTTTCTTGACTATTTCGGAGGTGGACTTGACGATGATCAAATGCGGGCACACAAGTCTAGGTTTCAAATCAGGGGTAGCTGGGCTCATAGATTCATCACATTTTGCTTCCCAAAAGGCATGCACTGTCCCTTAGGCTCGGGAGACAATGCCACCACTTTGCTCAATTCAATACTTTCGGCTGCCGATACGCTCTACATTTTTGAGACGCTTTTGGTCGCCATGGCCACGGCCGGGGATGACACTTTCCCCATTCTGAAAGAGCTTTTGGATGCTAGCGAAGTTGTGGCTAGGGGCCTTAGGGTGGGGCGTGAGATAAAACTAGAAGAGGGTGAAGTTTTCCTCAAGTCAACATTTGTTCCTTATGGTGACTCTTTCCTTCTTTCTGAATTGCCAGGACGCATGTTCCGCACCATGGGACTAGTCAAGGCCAGTTTTTCTGCGAAAGATAGAAAGCCTCTTTTGAGAGGTGATCTTCTGTCGAATCTGAAAACTGCAGCTCACATCCCAGTGCTTAGCACCTACATCCACAATATGCTGGACCAGCTGGGGACTGGCCGCATCAAGTACGTAAAAGATAACTACCAATGGTGGGACTACGACATGGCTCACCCGAAGACCGATGAGTGCTACGAATATTACGCCGAACGTTATGGCGTGACAGTCGATGATCTGTACGACTGCGAGGCTTATGTAGCATCAGTTTCTATCAACCAACAGTGGCTAGACCACCCTGTCATTCACAAGATGGTAGAGGTGGATTGCCCTATGGAAGAAGATCCTGTTTTTACTGGCCACGGTTCGTGGTTTTTTGGTATTTGGGGGACGTTGTGGGCTCTCACCCTTGGACCATTGTTCGAGGAGTCTTTGAAACACTTGGACCCTACAGGCTTCTTCTTTGTGATTTACATCGCTTTGGTTGAGGCTAGAGCACAGTTCAACGCTCGTGCCAGCCGCCATTCCTACTGGCCTCTTTTCTGGGGCTTTGTTGAGAGGCTTGTTTGGCATACGATGTTTACTGCTGCCGGGTGGGGTCATGGAGTGCTTGCCGCTATACCTCTGTCCGCTACGTTTCACTGGCTCAACAATGTCCTCGTGCTTTTTGGAATACATCCGTCCCAGTACTGTCGAAGGTACATCCCAGATGGGATGGAATACTTCACAATTTTCGAGGCATTAAGATTCTTAGTTACGAAGTTTCGTTGCTACTGTGTCGTATCTTTTGGTCGAACGCCCTCTCCACTCCGCACACGCATGTCGGATATGGAGATAGAAAGAGAAGCCCGACGATTAGACGAACAGCGAGCAAAGGCCAAACATGGCCGATGGACCGCCAGGGCCCATTCATTTCTCAACCACTTGTCCGGAAAGACCGAACGGATGAGCGAGGAGAAATTTGCTTCAATACCACGTCCAGGGGGGTACGCACGCGCCTTCTCTTCTAGCGAAGAGAAGGAAGCGAGCACCGCCTCAGACACCTCTGGTTTGGAGAGCCCGTACTTTTGCCTGTTCCTTGGGGCACCATGGTTGGAGGAGCCGCCTCTGACCCCTTGCGAGGACTGTGACCACCACAAATGGCTGTGTGGCACTGTACAGCCGGACATTCGCGTTTCCAGTTCAGATCATTTTGCTATGGGTGATGGTGACAATTTACTGAAGATGTGTGCGATATGTGACGCCCGGAGGGTTATTCAATCCTATCCGCGAGAGTTCGCCGGGCCGGTCGACAAAGGATTCCACGGAATCACCAGTTACCCTGAGGAGGCGATTTACCAGGATCTGCCTCCTCTAGAATTACTTTCCTGGTCAGAAGAACATGAACAAGACCCCTGCCCAAAAGAGCCGGACGGCTCAACCCGCACCTGCGAGGCTTCGTCTTACGACCTCAGCCCTACAATCGCAGAGAGCGAAGCTCAAGAAACCATCTCAACGCTCAAGCGTAGTAATGAAGGTACCTCTGCTTCGCGCCCACGTAGATCCTTTCGATCCTTCTATTACAGGGATCAAGGTTCCCGATCAGTGCTCATTTCCGAGTGTTGCGTTTGCTATCAGTGGTGCAAATCGCTTGTCTGTAGACCCGAACGGCCGTGCTGCTTTCATGGTAAACCCTTACCTCCAGATAGGCCAGATCGCTGCAAAGACTACAGCAGGCACCTACGATCAGCCCTACAATTGGGTCGCTACCGGAAACTCAACCGGCATCGCCAATTGGACCTCTTTCAAGACGGCGTTCTCTTTATACCGGCTGGTCGTTGGTGGCTTTCGGCTCAAGTGCGACGGATCCATCAACAACATGACCGGCCGTATTTACGTCGTAGACGTGCCCATGGACACCCTGAACTACGCCAACGCCCTGGACGTCATGCCCACTACAATCGCACAAGCTACTTCGAACGCGCAGCTCTACACCGAATACACGATGTTGGAGCTGATGGAGAGTGGGATCCAGGGAACACTCCGGCGAGTATCACTCGCCTCAGAGAACTTCATCGACAGCGGCTTCCCGTCGCTGATCGCTACATCCGGTGCTGCAGGCAATGTCCTCAGCTCCAACGGTTGGTGTGCCAAGGTCATCCTTTTGGAGGGCCTCCCTGCCAATGCCAATTGCATCGAACTCGAGTACATTTTTCACATAGAGGGGGTGGGAACCCCTGTGAACTCGATTGTCCCGGCAACTGCTGCTGCTGCCTACAGTCCCGCCTTGATGGCCTCGGCCTATCAAGTTGCGCAAGCGCAACCAGTGTCGGTGAGGACAGATGCAGGCTGGGCGGGGAATGTGCTCACCCAGATACGGAGTGGTGTAGATGTTGCCAAGTCTATGTGGGGGATGGCCAAGGAGCTTGGCCCCTTCATCGGCGAGATTGCGGAGACAGTGGGAGCACTTCTATAAGTGAAGTGGACTAATCTTTTGCCACGGCAGCAGAGACTTTGCTGGGAAGCAGTCTCGGGCGCGTTACGACGCCCCCAGTGCGAGTACGAGAAGCCACGCGAGGGTCATCGCGTGGAACCTCGTTAAAAATGTTGCGACCACTGCGGGGGGGTATACCCGCT